GACAACTCGTCTACGATGGCGCAGCGGGTTGTGCAGTATCAGGCAGTGCTCCAGATGGCGCAGCAAGCCCCGCAGATTTACAACCTGCCACAACTACACCGTCAGATGATCGAGGTGCTGGGGGTTAAGAACGCTGACAAGCTGGTCCCTATTGAGGATGACCAGAAGCCCACAGATCCCGTGTCCGAGAACATGAACGTGCTGATTGGCAAGCCGGTCAAAGCGTTTATTTATCAGGATCACGACGCGCATATCGCTGCACATACTAGCTTTATGCAAGATCCGATGATTGCCCAGACGATGGGGCAGAACCCGCAAGCACAGCAGCTTATGGCTGCGTTGCAAGCACATATCGCAGAACATTTGGGCTTTTCCTACCGCAAGCAGATCGAGGAACGCCTCGGTGCTCCGTTGCCTGTGCCGGGAGAAGAACTACCCGAAGAGATCGAGATTCAGTTGGCTCGGCTTGTGGCCGAGGCCGGTAAACAGCTTGCTCAAGAACACCAGCAGCAAGCAGCGCAGCAGCAAGCACAACAGCAAGCACAAGACCCGATGTTCCAGCTCCAGCAAGGCGAACTCAAGGTCAAGCAAGCTGAAGTGGCGAGAAAACAAGCCAAGGATCAGGCTGATATTCAGCTTGATGAGCAAAAACTTGTGCTTGATCGGGAACGACTGCAAGTCGAGGCCCAGCGTAACGCTAACCAAACGTCTTCTCAGGACAAACAAGCCCAACAGAAGATGCGAGTGGATGTTATGAAACACGTAACACAGCGGCCTTCGCGACCCGGAGGCCCATCACGGGGGTGATAAATCATGGCTAAAACCGTCTTTGACGTGCTGAATGAAAAATTGGACGCGCATAAAAACGCGATCATCGAGTCTCTTATATCCGGTGGAGTTAAAGACTTTGCCGAATATAAAGCTGCGTGCGGGATTATTCGGGGTCTGTCCCTTGCACGTATGGAAATCCAAGACCTTTCGCGTACTTTAATGGATGATAAAGATGACTGAAGCCCAAACTGTGACTGATGCCGAAATGGAAGCACAACTTCCTGTACCCGTTGGTTACAAGCTGTTAATTGCATTGCCTACTGTCGAAGACACGTATGAATCGGGTTTAGTTAAAGCCGAGAATACGAAACACGCCGAGCAAGTCTTGTCGATGATTGGACTCGTGTTGGACATGGGATCGCAAGCCTATACTGACCCTGATCGGTACCCAGATGGTCCTTGGTGTGAAGTCGGAGACTACGTATTGTTCCGCACTAATACCGGTACTCGGTTCCGCTTCAATGGCGTGGAATATCGCCTAATGAACGACGACTCGATTGAGGCGGTTGTTGCTGATCCACAAGGCATTACAAGGGCTTAAACGATGGAAAAGAACGAATTTAAGTTTCCCGATGAGGTCGAATCGGAAGGAGTAACAGTCACCGCATCTGATGATATTGATGTGGAGATTGAAGTTGTTGACGATACTCCCGAGAAAGACCGCAATCGGAAGGCGTCGGACCCACCTGAAGAAGTAACTGATGACGAATTGCAGGACTATTCCGAAAAAGTTCGCAAGCGTATTCAGCACTTTAATAAAGGCTATCACGACGAAAGACGCGCTAAAGAGTCCGCTTTACGTGAGAAGGAAGAGCTTGAACGCCTTGCCCGTAAGCTAGTTGAAGAAAACAACTCGCTAAAAGGTACGGTTAACCAAAATCAAGAAATCCTGCTTGAACAGGCTAAACGAGCCGCCGCACAGGAGCTTGACGAGGCCAAGCGCAAGTATAAGCAAGCGTATGAGTCGGGTGATTCTGATGCAATGGTTGAGGCTCAGGAGGAATTGGTTACGGCCAAGTCTAAAACCGAGCGTGTTAGTAACTTTAGAATACCCCCTTTACAAGAGTCCGAAACTCCTGTACAAATACAACCTAACGCCCCAGTACCGGCTGACCCGAAGGCCCACGAATGGCAACAAGCTAATACGTGGTTTGGTTCAGACGATGAAATGACGAGCTTCGCATTGGGGTTGCATCAGAAGCTGGTCAAACAGGGGATTGATCCCCGTAGCGACGACTACTACGAGAGAATTAACTCTCGTATGCGCGAAGTCTTCCCAGATCAGTTCAAGCAACGCCGTCGAAGTAATGTAGTAGCTCCTGCTACCCGCAGCACAGCGCCTCGAAAAATCGTGCTGACCAGTAGTCAAGTTGCTATTGCGAAACGGCTAGGCGTGCCTCTTGAGGCATATGCTAAACAAGTTGCTCTGGATATGAGGAAATAATCATGGCTGAAAATCGACTTAATCGTGATCTTGAAACCCGGGAAACCGCGAAACGTAAAGTAACGTGGCGTCCGCCCGAGACTCTGCCTAACCCGATTGCTCAGGATGGGTATGACTTTCGTTGGGTTCGCATTAGCACGCTAGGCACGCCGGATGCTATGAATACCTCGTCAAAACTGCGGGAAGGTTATGAGCCTGTTCGGGCAGTTGATCACCCTGAAATCTTTTCGTCGCCCGCTGCTGATGAGCGATTTAAAGACAACGTGGTAATTGGCGGCTTGATGCTCTGCAAGATTCCCCACGAGTTCACCGAAGCACGGAATGAGTACTACCAAGGCCAGACCGATGCTCAGATGAAGTCAGTGGACAATAGCTTCATGCGGGAAGGTGATCCGAGGATGCCGCTGTTTGCGGATAAAAAATCCAACGTAACCTTCGGTAAAGGTACTTAATTTAAGGAGCTTTAAATGGCTTATCCTGTTATTGACGCCCCTTACGGGCTAAAGCCGGTCAATTTGATCGGTGGTCAAGTATTTGCGGGGTCTACTCGCATGTACCCGATTGTTCAAAACTACGGCACCAGCCTTTTTAATGGTGATGTCGTGCAAATGACTACTACCGGCACGGTAGCAATCACAACTCTGGCAATCGCCACAACTTCACAAGCTGCACAAACTGCTGTTCCGGCAACGGTTGGTGTGTTTGTTGGTTGTGAGTACTCACCTCCAAGCGGCCCGATTTTTGGCAAGCAACGCGCTCAGTACTACCCCGCTAGTACGAACGCAATTGATGCTGTCGCTTACGTTGTTGACGATCCTGACACTGTGTTCCAGTCGGCTGTTCTGTCTATGCCAGCGGCTTCGACCAACACGGCAACGGCTCTTAGCACGATTGGTTTCATGTCTCCCATTTTCGTGGGAACTAACGTGTACTACGTCGGCGCTAACGTCGGTAGCACCTCAACGGGTAATTCCGCTGGTGGTGTGGTTGGCAACACTGCTGGCGCAAGCAACGGCGCTGGTAACGTAGTCAAAACCAACGGCAACACGGCGGCTTTCCGTGTGGTTGGTCTGGTCGATGAGACGGCTGTTACGGTCACTTCCTCGTTGACTGCGGCGGCATCGTCTACGTCACTGACGGTCGCTTCGACCACGGGCGTGTTCCCCGGTATGCAAGTCATTGTCCCTGCCTTTACGGCTGGTGCAGGTGGCGCTGGGTACAACACTTACGTCACGGCTGTGACAAGTTCGACGGCAATTACCGTTTCGGCCAGCATCACTGCTGCAAGCGGTTCCGCTGTTGCATTTGTTGGGTATCCTGAAGTTCTAGTTAAGTGGAACTTTGGATATCACGGCTACTACAACGCTACCAGCGTCTAAGGAGTAACTTAAAATGGCAATTTCACGCGCCCAACTACTTAAGGAACTCCTCCCGGGGCTTAACGCTCTGTTCGGTCTGGAGTACAAGCGATATCCCGAAGAGCATAAAGAGATTTTCGATACGGAAACCTCTGAGCGTTCTTTCGAGGAAGAAACCAAGCTGTCTGGCTTTGGTGCCGCGCCTGTTAAGAACGAAGGTCAAGCTCTCTCGTACGACAACGCACAGGAAGCATGGACCGCACGTTACAACCACGAAACCATCGCTATGGGCTTCTCGGTTACCGAAGAAGCAATGGAAGACAACCTGTATGACAGCTTGTCTAGCCGTTACACCAAAGCTCTGGCCCGTGCAATGGCGTACACCAAGCAGGTCAAAGCCGCTAACATCCTGAACAACGGCTTCAATGCTGCGTTCACGTATGGCGACGGCAAGCCCCTGTTCAGCACGACTCATCCATTGGTTTCTGGTGGTACTAACAGCAACACGCCAGCCACTGCTGCTGACCTGAATGAGACTTCTCTGGAGTCTGCGGTTATTCAGATCGCTGCATGGACGGATGAACGTGGTCTGCTGATCGCCGCCAAGCCGGTCAAGTTGGTTATCCCTCCTGCTCTGATGTTCGTTGCAACCCGCCTCCTTGAGACGGAACTGCGTGTCGGTACTACCGATAACGACGTGAACGCACTGAAGAACAATGGTTCGATCCCCGGTGGTTACACTGTTAACCACTTCTTGACCGACACCAATGCTTGGTTCTTGACCACTGACGTTCCTAACGGACTGAAGCACTTTGTTCGTGTCCCGCTGGCTACGTCGCATGATGGTGACTTCGACACGGGTAACATCCGTTACAAGGCACGTGAGCGTTATTCGTTCGGCGTGTCTGATCCGCTCGGTATTTTCGGTTCACCCGGATCTAGCTGATCGGTATGAGGGAAGGGGGCCAAAAGCCCCCTTTTCTTTTTTTAAAGTGTGTGTTATAAAGTGGCATACCTAGACCACCGACTTGCTGACTGACTAGGCAGACTCTCCTCAAGAGACAGCAGGTTTTGATTTGAGGACTTTATTATGGCTAACAGTACATTTAGCGGCCCAGTACGTTCGCAAAACGGTTTTCAAACCGTTTCTATTGATCCAAATACTGGCGCGGTTACCACCACATCTACCCTTGGTGTTACTACCAGCGTCACAAATCTGACGGCTACCAATCTGGTTTTCACTGACCAGAATCACCCCACGACTGCCGCGATCAACGCAACAGCCACAGCCACCGCAGCAGAAGTTGCGACCGGCTACATTACTTCTACTTCCGCCGCTGCAACAACCATCACCTTGCCTACTGGCACAGACCTTGGAACTGCTATTGGGGCAACCAAGGGCACTGTGTTGGACTTGTACATTGACAACACTGGCGGCGCAAGCACGGTGACGATTGCCGTGGCTACAAACGGTATCTTGTCTACCGCAGCCGCTGACACCCCCGGTAGTTTTGGCGACCTGACCGTTGCTTCAGGTGTGACAGGTTTGGCTCGTTTCACCATCATGTTCTCTAGTGCCACAGCATACGTTTTCACACGTACTGCTTAACAGGATAGGGGGCTGCAATGCAGCAAACTGATGTAAAGTCGGCACACGTCGAGGCCACGGGAACAATTGTTTCTGGCCGCAATCGCCTTAAGGGCTATCAGTGTCTGTCTGGTGGCACTGCTGGGGATATTATTTTTCGTGATGGTGGCTCTAGCGGCCCTATTCGTTTGCAATTTAATGTCCCAGCAAACACCAACAACCCGTTTTCAAACATTATCCCCGGTGAAGGGATTTTGTTTTATACAGATATACACGTAACTCTGGCAACGTCGGCAAAGGTTACGGTGTTTTATGGCTAAGTCCCCTGCATGGCAAAGAGCAGAAGGAAAGGACCCCAAAGGGGGTCTGAATGCGAAGGGACGCGCGTCCGCGAAATCACAAGGGATGAACTTAAAGCCCCCCGCCCCGAAACCAAAAACGAAAGAAGACGCCGGGAGAAGGAAGAGCTTCTGTTCGAGAATGGAAGGCATGAAATCGAAACTTACTTCTTCCAAAACAGCCAAAGACCCAAACAGCCGGATTAACAAAAGCCTACGGGCGTGGAATTGCTGAGATGGCGAAACCTATTGCTGATGACGAAACGCGGATGGCTAAGTTTGGCAATTTAACGCCAGACGAAAAACGCAAAGAACGTGCAAAACAACGGGCAGAATTAGAATCGGCTACTAGTGAGCGTGAGCGTCCTTTGGGTAGTCGTATTATGGATAAGCTGGGTGCTACTTTTGGGCAACCGGCTAATGAAAAAGTTCGTGAACAAGCCGCCGCCGCAGATACGGCACGCCGAGAATCTCGGTATCAAACTGCAAAGCAACGTGCTGAGATGTCTGACCAAGAGCTTGAAAAAGAACCAACTCTATATGGTACGGACAGGGTTATAAAGCTCAAAGACAACCCCCTAAAGATGGCTAAAGGCGGTTCCGTAGGTTCCGCCTCCAAACGCGCTGACGGTTGTGCCCAACGCGGTAAAACTAAAGGTAAGATGAGGTGAATGTGGAACACACGATCTGGAACGCAGTTCTTTCAGTAGGTGTCAGTGTTGTTGGGTTCTTCCTCAAGAGCATGTATGACGAGATAAAACGCCTTCAAGTACTGATTAACAAGACCCGCGAAGAAGTCGCCAAAGAGTATGTGACCAAGACACAGCTAGACGCAGACATTAACCGCATCTTTGATCGGCTTGATAGACTTGAAGCTAAGATTGACAGACTGGTAGAGAAGCATGCCTAGTACGTCAAAGAAACAGCACAATTTCATGGAGGCTGTAGCCCACAGCCCCGCCTTTGCTAAGAAGGCCGGTGTTCCTCAGTCCGTGGGCAAGGACTTCTCAGCGGCTGACAAAGGTCGTAAATTTGGTAAAGGTGGTGAAATGAAAAAAGGTTACGCGGAAGGCGGTATGCCTATGGTCAACAAGGGCGGCAAGATGGTCCCTAGTTTTGCGGCTGATGGCGTAGGTAAGATGGCTAAAGGCGGCATGGCCGAGTCGAAGAAAATGGTTGGCAAAGAAGTAGCCTTCATGAAAAAGAAGGGTGCCCCTGCCGCTATGATTAAGCACGAGAAAGCCGAAATGGGTATGAAGAAGGGCGGCGGCGTCAAGAAAATGGCTGCTGGCGGGTCTGCTTCTTCGCGTGCAGATGGCTGCGCCGTTAAAGGCAAAACCAAAGGTAGAATGCTCAAAAACGGCGGCAAAGCCTGTTAAGGAAATATCATGGCAACTGGACAAGCTGAAATTTACACCGCTGGGATGGGCCAACCCCCAATGCCGGATGAAGGCCCAACGAAGCCAATGCCACCACTGGCACGCAAGCGTAAGCCCAAGCCTAAGTCACCCGACTCGGATATTTATACCGCCGAAAAAGGCCAGCCTCCAATGGACTACGAAGGTCCAACGACTCCGGCCATGCCCAAGAAAGGTAAACCAATGTTTGCCAAAGGCGGTTCGGTTTCCAAGCGTGCTGATGGTTGCGCCCAGCGTGGCAAGACTCGCGGAAAGATGTGCTGATATGGCAACGTCGAAACCTGTTGGTAAAGTAACTAAATCGTTAGAAAAAGCCGGGTTTTACGAAGCAGATAAACCCAAGCGGCTAAGTATTATCAATAAAGTTACAACTAAGCCCCAACGGATAGAGATGGTTGATAAATTGTTTTTAGCCAAAAAAGCTAAAGGTAAGTCAAAATGAGAGCAAGTCGGGGTATGGGGGACATCAACCCATCTAAAATGCCCAAGCCAAAGGTAATCCGCCGGAAGGACAACCCCGACTCTGTTGATATGTACGCTAAGGGCGGCGGGGTAAATGCTGCCGGTAACTACACAAAACCCAGTCTGCGTAAGCGGATTGTGTCTCAGGTGAAAGCTGCTGCTACTCACGGCACAGGTGCAGGTCAATGGTCAGCCCGTAAAGCCCAGCTTGTTGCTAAGAAGTATAAAGCAGCGGGTGGGGGGTACCGAGATTGAAGCCGCCGCAGCAGTCTCTTAAAAACTGGGGCGATCAGAAGTGGCGCACCAAGAGCGGTAAGCCTTCTAGCAAAACCGGAGAACGGTATCTGCCAGAAGCGGCGATTAATAGTCTTAGCTCCGCAGAATACGCGGCGACAACCAAAGCCAAACGTGAAGGCAAGAAAGCGGGTAAGCAGTTTGTAGCGCAACCCAAGTCAGTAGCAAAGAAAACGGCTAAGTTTAGATAATGACTACTTCCGGCACTTCTGGTTTTGATCTTGACTTCACGGAGTTAGCCGAAGAAGCGTGGGAACGCGCTGGTCGGGAGATGCGGTCGGGTTACGACCTGCGTACTGCTCGCCGTTCCATGAACCTGATGACTGTCGAGTGGCAGAATCGCGGTATCAACATGTGGACGATTGATCAGGGGTCATTCATTATGACTCCCGGTCAGAACACTTACGCCCTGCCGATAGACACGATTGATCTGCTAGAGCACGTAATTCGCACGGGGGCGAACGATCCTTCGACTCAGTTTGACCTGACAATCTCACGGATCAGTGTTTCTACCTACGCTAGTATTCCTAACAAGATTACTCAAGCCCGCCCTATTCAGGTTTGGGTTCAGCGGTTAAGTGGGGAGATTTCCCCTACGGGCGCGACTCTTAGCACCACCATTACTAGCACTACCACTACTATCGTACTTAGCTCGGTAGTTAACCTCCCCACTACTGGGTTTATTAAGCTAGATAATGAGATCATTAACTACGGATACACCTCAGGGAATACCCTATACAACTGTTTCCGTGGGCAAGCTAACACAACCGCAGCAGCACACACTGCCGGTGTAGCGATTTATAACCCTAACCTTCCAGCCGTTACTGTTTGGCCTACTCCAGACGGTTCGCAGACCTATCAGTTCTTGTACTGGAGGATGCGTAGGATTCAGGATTCGGGTACGGGGGTTAACACAGCAGACATTAACTTCAGGTTCCTGCCTTGTCTAGTGGCGGGGTTGGCGTACTATATTGCTATGAAAGTGCCGGAACTGATGGATCGGTTACCGATGCTAAAGCAAGCGTACGATGAACAGTTTGATATTGCTGCTGCCGAAGATAGGGAAAAAGCTCCAATTCGGTTTGTCCCGAGGGCATTTCGCGCTGGTAGGGGGTAGTTGTGAGTAACCGGTTTGCTGCTGGCTACAAAGCAATTGCCGAATGCGATATATGTGCATTTAGGTATAAACTACACCAGCTTCGTAAGCTGATTATCAAGACCAAGGTTACTGATATTAAGGCTTGCCCAACGTGTTGGGTTCCAGATCAACCGCAGTTACAATTAGGGATGTTCCCAGTAGATGATCCGCAAGCGTTGCGGAGTCCGCGTCCAGATTTATCCCTAAATAGGAATAGCCGAGGGTCACGAGATATTCAGTGGGGTTGGGCACCGGTTGGCGGTGGTAGGGGGTTTGATGATCCACTAACACCAAACTACTTGGTTGCAACGACATACGTTGGTACAGTAACGGTTACGACATCATAGGAGTCCGACATGGACAAGAAAGAAGTTAAAGCTATCGCGGATACGGAAGTCCGTGCCCACGAGAAGAAACTGCATCCCGGTGCCAAGAAGATGAAAGCCGGTGGTCCAACCACGGCTGATCGCGCTAAGTACGGGAAAAATATGTCTCGCGCCATGAACCAGCGCGGTAGCGCACGGGGGAAGTGATGGCTACATATAGCATGAAGAAAGGCGGTAAGGAAGTTGGCCCCGCTTCGACATACGCAGAACCGCATACCATGACCGGTGCAGATATGGACATCGACGCGCACATCAAGGCTCATAATGCCAAAGATAATGTTGATGAACTCTGTATGAGCGTGAGCGGCTACAAGAGCAAGCCGTATCCAGAACCAAAAACAACTGGTATCAAAATGCGTGGGGTTGGCGCTGCTACTAAAGGCACAATGTCCCGGGGTCCGATGGCATGAACTACACCGAGTTGTGTGCCAACATTCAAGACATCACGGAGAATACGTTCACCGCTGATCAATTGGCTATGTTCACGCAACAGGCGGAACAGAAGATCTACAATACAGTTCAGATCGCTAACCTGCGAAAGAACGTAACCGGCTTAACGACGACTAGCAACAGTTACTTGTCTTGCCCGACTGATTTTTTGTCTGTTTATTCGATGGCTGTTATCGACGCAGCGGGAGCGTATTCATACCTCCTAAACAAGGATGTGAACTTTATCCGTGAAGCGTACCCCTCTCCCACAAGTATCGGTACACCTAAGCATTACGCTATTTTTGGGCCGCTTTCAAGCAACGTAAACGAACTTTCGTTTATTCTCGGGCCAACCCCCGATGCGGCATATAGTATCGAGTTGCATTACTATTACTATCCACCGTCGATTTCTACCGCTAACACGTCTTGGCTTGGGGACAACTTTGATTCTGCTCTGCTTAACGGTGCGTTGATCGAAGCCATTCGGTTTATGAAGGGCGAGCCGGATACTATTGCTAATTACGAGAAGTTGTATCTATTGTCGATTCAGTTGCTCAAGCAGTTGGGTGATGGTAAGCAGCGTCAAGATGCGTACCGTAGTGGTCAGTATCGTCAACCGGTGTCCTGATGGCTATTATCCAAACCCAGACGACCAGCTTCAAAGCGGAGTTGTATCAGGCTATTCATAACCTGACGACCGACACGCTGAAGATTGCGTTGTATACCGGAAACGCATCATTGGATGCGAGCACGACTGCGTACTCTAGTACTAACGAGATTACGGGCACGGGGTACACCGCTGGGGGTGTGACTATCACTGGGGTGACAGTTAATTCTTCTGGGTATACGGCGTACGTTAGCTTCAATAACCCTAGTTGTACTTCCGCTTCATTTACTGCTCGTGCGGCGTTAATTTACAACTCCAGCAAAGCTAACCGGTCTATTGCTGTGTTGGACTTTGGGGCGGATAAGACAGTCTCTGGCAATACGTTTACCATTACGCTCCCAACCA